TATTAAAATTCATTTTAGCGCTTTTGCCACCTTTAAATTTTGTGTCTATCCCATAAGGCGGGTCGGTCAGTACCAAATCAATACTCTTGTCAGGCAGTTGTTTCATAAATTCTAGGCAGTCAGCATTATGTATCTTGTTTATTTCTAGCATTTTTTTATCCTTTTGATACAATCTATCCTAAAACCCAAAATATCGCTTAATTTTGCAATCTGTATCTTGCATAATGCGAACCGTTCCCCTGTTCAAGTTCCATTGTTATTTTATGTCCGAGTGCTTTTAAATCAAATATTCTTGCACCAAGCCTAAAACAATTAAATTTAAAAAAAGCGTCAACTGGTGTGATCCCTTCTTTATTTTCCTGTAAAAACTTTAAAATCTGCTCTGCCTGTGTTTGTTTAGACATAGATTTTATCTCCTTTTATCTTTTTCTTATAAACCAAAATATAAAGCTAATATACATTCCTATAAAAAATACTATTGTCAATGCTTCCATCAATCTCTCCATTCATCAACGATTATTGTTTCATGACCCAAACCGTTACATACTGGGCAATCACTCCATCCGTTATTTTTAAGACCTCTCAAATAATTTAAGTTAACCGTTATTTCAAATTCTGACTTCCAATGACTTATATGTTCAAGAATATTACGAAAGCTATTATCTTTGTCGATTCTTAGCTCCATTGAACCCTTACAACAATCGCAAGTTCTTTTTTGTTTGCTCGCATAGTGTCCCATTATCTCATCTCCGTTTTAAAATGATGTGCTATAAGAACACTGTCGGCATTTTCTTTTGTTAATTTTTCTGATAGATAAGGGTATAAACGCTTTGCAATATCAAGCGACGCCTTTTTTAACTCTGTACTTCCTTTAATTCCACTCGGCAAGATATGTTTCTGCCAATCCTTTGAGTTTATTACAGTGTATCCTATCTCACACTCCTCTAATGCAACAAGCTCTGATTCCATACATCTAAAAGCATTTACGGAAGTTTTAATAAATCTAGCACCACCCATAAAAGGCTTTTCCATATAAACGTGAATATCATTTGTTGTATCTTTTTTAATCTGAGTAAATAATTCACATAACGCCGGATAGTCAATTCTTGTTATATGTTGCACTGCTTTTGTATAGTCCAATTCTTTTTTAATAGGCAGTTTGTGTAATCCCATAACATTTAAGTTTGAATCCCAAACAGCAAGACTTCCGGTAGTTCCGTTATCAAGTCCGAGTATTTTCATCGTTTGCTCCTCAAATAATTCTTTTCCTGATCTAAACCATAAACACATTTTCCTGAATAACTTACTGTTTTATCTTTTTTATATTTGCAAACAAACTCAACACCACCGAATATATCATTTTGAAATCTTGCCTTGTCGCAATTACAACATTTTTTAGTTGCCATTGTTTTCCCCGATTGTTAATATTTTAATAATCTCATTTGTGTTTTTTAATATCTTGCTATCTGACTTTTTTAACTCTACATACTGACACGATACTGTAACTGCTAAAACAAAACAGATACCTAAAAGAATAAATATCATTACTCTTTTATCCCCGTTGCTTTTAATCAACATCTGCATCGTAACTCTCATTGTAACTCCTTTTGATTTTATATTTTAAATCTAGAACACATTGCCAAGAAGTGTGTTTTAAAAAGGTACATCTAAATCCTCAGCATCCTGATTGCCTTTTACAAAAACATCGTCTTTCTTTTCTTCTTTAAACATAGCTTTCATTCCCTCATCGATGTTTCCTGTTTTCTCAGCTAATTCTTCATTTTTTACTTCTTCAACCTTCTCAACCTTTTCTTTTGGAACTATGAAATTAAGATTGATAACTTCAACTTGAATATAAGTTCTTTTAACTCCGTCTTTTTCAACTGTATTACTCGTCAACTTGCCCTGAATTGAAACTGCAACCCCTTTATCTAAACCGAGAGTATTGCCAAATTTAACACAGTTTATAAAATAGCACTTATTTGTCCACTCATCACTTCCTAACTTCTTATAATCGTCATTGGAAGCGATAGAAAACGATTGTATGTGTTTGCCTGAGGTTGTTGCTCTCAATTCGCTATCTTTCGTAAGCCTACCTGTTAAAAATATAACATTTACATCTTTCATTTTAAGCTCCTATTTTTAAATCTTCCAAAGTAACAAAAGACATACTGCATTTTTTTGCAACCAAATCTTCTATTGTAGAACCATCCGATATTGCAATCCGTGCAATCGGCAACACGGCATCCGCTTCTTCCATAAGCCTTAAGGCATCAAACATACAACATCTTTCGCTCATTTTATTTATGTGAGATTGTGTCCTTATTGGCGACAACGGAGTAAGTCCGGCGGCAATTATGGCTTTCTCAGCCTTTTCAAAATCTTTTTTGAAATTTGGATTATTTGTTATCGCACCTGAAATATAAATCCTATAAACCGATTTTCCATTTATTATCATTTTTAGTCCTTTTTATTCTTTTATTCTTTGAACGAGAGGGGCAGGGAATCGAACCCTACATTAGTCCACTTTCAGCCTAACTCATATAAGCGAGTATTGGACACTTGTCTTTAATCCTCTAAATACTTAAATATTATTTTCTTTAGATTTCTTATATGCCATCGCCTCTAATACCATTTAAGGCTACCCTCTCAATTCAAAGAACTTTTTATTTATGCTAGTGGATCAACCGCTTCTTCTTTTTTAACTTCTTCTTTTTTATCTTCGCCAAAAGGGATTTCATCTTCCTTTTCAACACTAATTGTTTCGCCGGTAGTATCAATAATTTTTTCATCTGTTTCAATAGCTTTTTGTAATTCAACCGATAAAATTCCCCATTTGCTTAATATCTGACGTAACATAGTTTTTAAACCCATACCGTCAAAATCCTGATACCAAAAAGAGCTAAACTTCCACATATCCTCTTGGTTAATTTTACCTGCCTTTAATTTTGCAAAATCGGCAAGATTAAAAGCCTTTGAATACTTATCTGCATGTCCTTCCATTTTCTTTTTAGACCAATAAAGAGATTTTGTAAAACCATTTAGATATTCAAACATTGCATAATATCCTATTGTTTCTGCCTTTTCTCTTTCTGAATCATCCGTAATCATTTTAGCTTGAAAATCTTCCGTTAGAGGATTATAGGATATAAATTCACCCTCTTTTATTGCCAATACATTTATTCTTTTATAAAAGCCGGAACGGATAGCCAACTGCAACAATCCTTTATAGCCTAAAATAAACTGTGCCAACATGACCTTTCTGCCTAATTCTCTACTCTGTTTTTTATCTTCAAAGGGTATAAAATAAAACTGACCTAAAGTTGGCGACATTTGCAGATTTAAACTTGCACCTAAAAGAGCAGCACTTAAAACACTTTTATGTTCGCATTCTGCCAATTTTGGATTGGTAGCAACTGCCGAAACGATTGAACTAATAAAACCCTTTTCATCTTTTACTGCATTTTTAACTAAATTCTTTACACCCTCTGTTGAGATAAACAGGCTGAACTGATTTTTTGATGACGTTTCTGTTTTCTTTGCTACTAAAGTATTTGCCATTTTTTACTCTCCCTTTTTATTATTTTACTGAACCGTATTTAATGCCTTTTGCAATAAAGAATGTTTTTAGCATATTTTTTTGTTCTTCAGTAACCCAAACTCTGAAATCTATTTGTTGAAGTTTCGGCTCTTCTGTTGGTTTTTCTACTTCAACCGGAGATTCTAAAACAGTTTCTGTATTTACAACTTCCTGTGTTTTTTTCTTTTCTTCTTCTGCCTTTTTAGATTCTTCTTCCATTTTTTTAATTCTCTCTGCCTGTTCAGTCAATCTTTTATTCTCTGCCAAAGCTGTCGGCAAATCTAAGGTCTGAATAAACTTATCAAGAACTTGTTGTGAATATGGAGTCTGCAAATCCCTTAAAACATTAAAAGAATTCTGCAAGTTTGTAACTATTGCGGTTATCTCAGCTTTTGCATTTATAATATTAACCGAAGCATTTAGCCATTTTTGATTCAAGATTTTTTCAAACGGAACTACGTCTCCCATTGTGCCGGATAATTCTGCATACCATAAACCTAAAGCAATATATTTAGCTTTTTTCTGTTCTTCCTCATACTTTATAACCTGTGAATCAATCGATTCGATTGGTTGGTCTATCATATTAACCAACTCTTTAATTTTTGATTCGAATTCTTCGTAAGGTTTTAAACATTGCTTTTTAATTTCCTTTCTTTTGTTTTCAATGGCTTCTTTTAACTTATTCAATGTAGCCCTGTCAGTTTTTGCCAATTTAATCTCAGAGTCGCTAAAAACAAGATTTTGATATTTTTCTAATCTTATTGATAACTCTTTTTTTAATTCTTCGTAGTTAAACTCAATCGCTTCAACAAATTTATTCGGTTTATAAATAATTATTTCCATTTTCTTAAAACTCCTTTTTATATGTTAGGCAATTGCAATGGTGGTTCAATGTCTTTTTGTATATAATCCCAAAACTTCAATTCTTCCTGTAATAAATATTCAATATCTTCTTTTACGTTTTCTCTCCAGTAAATTTTATGGATCGTTTTAGTCTCGACCTTTTTAAATTCAAATGGCACAATTTCGTTTATGTTTTTATTCGGATAAACAAATTTTAACTGTGCTTTAATAATCGCAAAATCGTAAGCAGTAATTAAAAGATAATGTAATAATTGTATATAGTAATTTTGCGGAATATTGTCATAATTCCATTTTTCTTTATGTTGCGAACTTAAAATATTAGTTGTTTTAGCTTCAAAGATACCTCTTAAATTTGTTTCTTTGTGTGTAAGTTTTCCGTCTAAAGAACCCAACAGGAAAGGATATTTGGCATGGCAAATAATATCATATTGTTTATGTTCTAATTCATAATCAGGATAATCTAAAACAAACAATTCTCTTAAATATTTTTCAGATTCTACTCCATATTTTACATAAGGCTTACCAGATATATCTTCTGGTATTGTTTTGCCTGTTTTTTCTCTCCAAAGTTGGACATTTGTTTTATAAGGGTTTTCGCCAACAATAGAAGAGGCATCGCTACCACCTATGCCCTTTTGCCTTAATTCAAGCCATTGCTGACGGTTTAATGCCATTATTTAACCACCTTTTCAATATAATCAACGATGTCTTTTATGGTTTTAAATTTAGCAAGTTCTTCTTCCGATATGTCAACATGAAACTCTTCTTCAAAAATCATTCCGAGTTCTAACGTATCAAGCGAATCTAATCCGATGTCATCTTTTAAAATTGATTCTTCTTCAATAACTCTATCTTCGCAACATACCTGCCCTGCCACTAATTTTTTTACTTTTTGCAAAATCTCTGTTCTGGTCATTTTTATTCTCCTATTTCGTTATTTTCATACTCGGTCTTTTCGTTCCCGTAAGCCAAAACTTCGCCATTAGAAAATACTGCCTGACTAAACCTTTTGCCGTCCAAATACTTTGTCTTTGTAACTTCGTCATAAAACAATACTCTCGGTTTTGAAAAACAATAAACTGCCGACAAAATCAACAAAACGATTACCGCAAAAACATACCTTAATTTTAACTCTGATTTTTGAGCAGGTGTTTTTTTCATTAGTTAACTCCTATCATATTTCCGAGAAAACTCCCGAAAGATTTATTTTCTTTCTCTTTTTCAATAGCCAAGTCAAGATTGTAAATTCTGTTTTTGAGATTTAAAACTTCTGGATTTTCTTCTGACAAGAGATATTCTAACCTTTTGATTAAAATTTCCCTTTCGTGTTGCAGTTCTGACAGTGTTTTTTTCATAAAATGCCTCCCAAGCATTTAGTTTATTTGACACTAGCGAGAGATAATTAAATCCCTCGCCAATGCCATATTATGCAGGTAGCTTGAGAGCTGATATTACATAGAAATGTAATAACAGTTTGAAACCTGCACTTATTACAGTTTGCAGTTGATTGATTAAGTCTGATTGTTTGATTATGCCTCTCAAGCATTTTTGTTTTCCTTTTGGTTTTTTAAGAACTATGACAATTTTAAACTATTTATTTTATTTTGTCAAGTGTTTTTAATATTTCACAAATATTTCACAAGTTGGCTTGATTTTATTATTTTAATTTTATAAGATTAAAACATCAGAAGCATTGTTCTTTTAGAAGTATTTTTTTTATCATTGGATTTACAAGAGAAAAGCAGACCGTCTTAGAAGTGAGCGGTCTGTTTTTTCATTTGAGATAGAAATTTAAACCAACAATAACTTTACTTTTTGAATTGTAGCCTAAAAAGAGAGATAGGTTCGGTATGGTTAAAACTCGCAGTCTATAATCAATACCTGCAATAGCATTGAGGTCTTTGGCAATAATATCATAACCAAGCCCTGTAATAAGCCCAAAATCACGATAAAACACAAATCTTGATGAAATACCTATGTTTAAGTTTTCAGCATAACCTAGTGCCAAAGCCGGTCTAAAGCAAAATCCTAAGACTTTCTGTTTAATCTCATAGCTATCATCATCTGTAATATTGACAATAACCGCACTTTCGGGATAATTTGGCAATATTTGTGTAACAGTCCCCGATCCTGAACTCACCTTAACGATAGTCTTATCAGGTTGACTGACTACTTGTGCATGGACTCCCTGCGGTAGCGGAGTATTTTCAAATATAATATTCTGCTTTTTATCTCTTTCGTAACTCCATAAAAAGTAAAAAACAAAACATATAATGATTAAAATTGGTATTAAATATTTATTCATTTTATTTTTTAACAAACTTATCTAAACTTGAAAATCCTAGACAAGCACCCGTAAAAATCAAAAAGGAATTTAAAATATTTACATCTTTTAAAATAAAAGCACAAAATATTGAAGTCACAAAACCTGCCAAAGCAAAGTGCATTTTTCTTGCAGGTGTAACTCCGTCTTTTTCTTTCATTAACTTTCCTAAATAATCTAAAATCTTTTTCATTTTGTTTTCTCCATTTTTTCAACATAATTTTTACATCTTTTTTGACAATCTTTAAAATTACATTTGTGTTCTGTTAAATCCGAATAACCATATTTTTTTACTTCTTCTGCACAATCTTTATCGCAATATCTCTCATAAACAAAATATAAACAAACCATTTAATCCTCAATCAGTTCAATATGTGGAATGTCAGAAAAACCTTCGTCTTTTGTTGCCCGATCATTGTCCCAGTCGCCTCCCCATCTAATCATATGTTTTATTTCATTTCTATTATATAAAATCTCTGCAATTCCTAAAAATACACCTGCTAAATAACAAAATCTTTCTCTATCTTCCCATTTTACCGGATATGGTGCGAAATCAAAGGCTCTTGAATAGTCTTTATTATAATCTATAAAATATTTTTTTAAATGTTTTGAATTTAAAGTTTTACTTTTGCCTTCTTTAAAAAATTGCATTTGTTGTTCATTTGTTCTTATTGTACTATCTAAAATAGTGAAATCAAAAAACTTTATAGCCGTATCAGCAATAATTTGTAAATCAGGATGACATTGAGTTAATAATAAGATGCTTGATTCACTAAACTTTGGCATTTTTATTCTCCATGAACATACCACATCTTCCTTTCTTGTCTTTTTCTAATGTATAGAAATCTGCCCAATTTTGATATTTAGTTGCCTTAGAAGTAAACCGATAACATTTTTCTTTTGCTTTACATTTTTCGCCATTACATTTGCAAATTTCGTTCATTTGAATAATCCTTTAAAAAGTAAAAATATAAAAATTCCGAGTGGGCACATACACATATACATTAAAACATAGTCAGTCATTTTGTTCTCGCAATTAAAATATTTAACTTCTGGTCTATACTCTGATAAGTTGTTTCTAATACACAAATTCTAGTTTCGTGTTCGGCAACAATTAAATCTCTTTTTTTACCCTGCTCTATTGCATTTTTCCCGTCGGTAATCGCTTGTTCTGCATTGTAAATCCATTTTGTGATACTTGCCTGTGTTGTATAAACTGCACCAATAATCGTGCCGATAATACAAATAACTGCAAATAAGGTTTTCGGTTCACACTCTCTTAAAAAGTCCAACCATTTAAAAACTTTTTTCATTGTTGTATTCCCCTTTTATCTTGATGTTGTATACCAAGTCAAATCACTTACTGTTACTTCTTTCCCTGCCGAAGTTGTATTAACTACAAAAATTTCAAGGTAATCTTCAAATCCAAAATCATCTATATAATCAGTATAACTGAAATTGTAATAAACGTCTGGAGTTACTGTTCTTATTTTCATTTTTGCAACTAGTTCCGTGCCATTTTTAAACACTGCAATTATTAGGTTTTGTCCATTAGCATTAACGGCTACATTTCCTGATATTGAAACTTCGGCGTCAAAAGGATATGCAGCTAAATTTGTAATTTTATTTTCTTCAATTTTAAATTTACAAGTATAAAAAGATGGTGTTACTGTTATTGTGGTTACACCCGTTAAAGAATTAGTTGCACTTTGTGGCAATAAAAAACCCTCGCCTGATGTTGTAAATTCTACGTTCCACTCGGTCGCTTCAACAACTGTCGTTACTGTTACTGCCGTAACTCCGTCAAGTGCTTCTATTGCATTTTTAATGTTAGTTGCGAAAGTAGCAGGTGTTGCGTCATAATTTATTGCACCTGTTGTCAGTCCGTCTAATGTAAATGTAAACGAACCACCCGATGAAGCAGTATCACATTTAATATTTGTTTTGCTGTTTACTCTTGCAACTTTGTAATAAACATTTTGGTCAGTGCAAGTTGTTACAGTTGCATTGTCAGCAACACTAACTTCACAATGAGGCGTTTTATCTTCCTCGCCTACGTTAGATTTTATAACTATATTTGCGTCTCTTCCTGAAGGAAGTGTAAAATCAAATCCAGTAACAAAAGTGCCGATAAAGTTATAAGCACAATCTTTTATATTCCTGAATTTCAAATTTGCAACTATATAAGTAGCAGGTGTATATTTTACTCCTATATCGCCTGAGTCACTGTGTACAAATAAAATTTGCGAAAGATTAAAACAAGTTTTTGTTCCCTGCAATAAATCTACTCCTATCGGACAAGACTCATAATTACCAATTTCTAAATCTAACTTGTTAAAATTAGTTGGTGTTGCTGAATAATTTATTTGCGTTCCTATTGCACAATTTGCAATTATAAAATTGAAACTAAAAATCCCGACACCGATTAAATCTGCAATACCAATTTTAAAGTTTGAAATATTACAGTTTGTTATTTCATAACTTATATCTGAATTAGTTGTAAATGAGATAAAATTTTCGTTTGTTAAAGTGCCATAACTTGTGAGTGTGCTACCATCAGCAGATAATCTATCTATATCGCATTTCGTTTTTATTTCAAACATAGGCTTACCAGTCAAACCTGTACTTGCATTTAATATAGTTGAACTAACTCCTAACCCTCTAATTTGTAAATTATATGTCGCATTGTTTACTGTTACAGTACCTGTGATTAGATGTACTCCTGCATCTAAAAGTATTTCAGTATTAGCAGTTGCAGAAGCATTAAAGTAGTCAACTGCACTTTTTAATGTTGCATAATCTCCATTTGCACTTACGGATATTCTGTTAACTAAACTATTAGGCAATTCAGAAACTTTCGCAAATCTTTCTTGGTTAACATCATTTATCAAAGGACAAACGTAACTAGTATCAACTATCATATAGGCATATCCGACGTTCCAACGTGGCAATTGTAGTGTTTCTCCTGTCGTGTCTAAAACCATATAAGGAACATTTCCTGACAAATTCCACAAACTTAACAATGTCGCATTTTGGTCGGGCATACATATTTTATTTCCTTTTGCAGTGAGATAATAACTAATAGTCAAATCGCCTTTTGTATCGGTAGAAGCTGTTCTAAAAGTTTCTAAATATACGTAGGCTTCATCCGTTAAAGAACTCATTGCAATCCCATCGCCAATAAGAACCGCATTAATTCTTTTATCATTATCGGTTGAAACTGATTCTGCAGTATCAACTTTATTCCAATCACTAAACGGTGCAGACGTAGCGGTTAAACCCAAATATTTTCCAAACACAATAAATCTATTGTCATCTGTTGGTGCAAACCATATGTCATTAGTTGAAGTTTTTGTTACCCACGTCCAATTTGTTCCATCGGTTGAATAACCGTGCGACAGAGTTGTTACAAGCCTTCTCTCTCTAATAACGATATAATCTTCGTTACAACAAATATTTGGTGCAAAAGTACCAGCAGTAACATTATCTCTTGTCGCAATCACTGTTCCAATTGTATCTGTATTTAAATCTACAGGAGCATATTGATGTGTAATATCACTTACACCGACAGAATTTGTAAAACCAATATATACAGTTCCTTTAAAGCTACAAATAGAATGAATCCACTTGCCTAAGGTATGAGTAACAATAGTTGCTGTATATGTTTCAGTACCTTCAACCATTTCTGTTTCGTCAGGTATTTCAAAAATTTCATTTCGTCCAACTAAAATATTCTCGCCAACTTTAACAACAGGATATTTAAAATAATTAGAATC